TGCAAATGATGTAACAACTGTGCCAGTCGTTGTCAGCTTGTATATCTTGCCTGTGCTGCCCCCCACCAGCCATAGATACTGCCCATCCCACGCTAAACCAGTAGGGATGGTATCGGGTGATGCAAATGATGTAACAGCGTACATCTGCACTGGGGATGTAGCAAAAATTATTGTTCTGAATGTTCCATTTGCTGCATGGGTAGGCCAGTCAAACACATAATGAAACCTATTATCAGAAACAAAGCTTTCATTTACATTCAATGTGCCTCTCAACGTATTACTACCTGAATATGTGTCCACAAGGGAGTAACCGACCAAAGCAGAATCTGGAATATCAGGAAACGCTTCATCTATTTCTGGTGCATTTATGTTGTACAAACGAATAGCCTGAAAAGGATTGGGCGAATCGGTCAAAGAGGAAGAAAAATAAGTTCCCGAAACCATTCGTGTTTGCATTGCACGTTTAAAGAATGCATACCCCGCACTTGTTATTATATTCTCCGTTTTTGCCTCAAGGACTTTCTTACCGTGTTCAAACAATTCTACTGTTGCTATACCGCGTATTTCCCCATGTTTCTCCTTCCAAAGTACGGTCTCTTTATTATTCTTAAAATCCTTTACATAATTAAGCACAAACATCACCCCTCACTCAAAGTTACGTCGCACTGTGTCGTTATTTGTGTTATTTGTGTCGGGAATATACTTTGCTCCAGAATACTACTTATAGGTACTTGTCGGCTAACTGTGCTTTGTTGTTCTGTTATGATTTTTCTATGGTAAGCCTCAATCTCTTGTGCTAGTGTTACAATTGGCATACCTCCAACTACCGTTTCTTTTGTGTTTCTAGCCAACCCCATCAAAACCGCACCACTAGCAGGTATGCTAAATGTGCCAGTATCCACATTGCCCCACACTATTAGTTCGTGTACGCCCATTTCAAAAGGTATCAAAAAATTTGCGCTTATTGTTTGATATCCAGCACTACTATACACTTGCTTTACAAGTGGTGTAACATCTCGCCCATTATTAGTCAACCTAATTGTTAGCGTTTGAGCAGCAGATGACTGCCCTGTTATAGTTATCATCACAACACCCACCACGTCGTCCGTTATCTCGGTTATATTCTTCAAAATCACCACCGGTGTAGTGCCAACTGTAACGGCTGTGCTTTCTGCGAAAAAAGCCGCATGTATTTGTTGTGGCACAACCTGCTCCACTATATCCTCGACTTGTTTTTTATAGGTTACTTCCTTCTCAAGAGACAGATATATAACATCGCCCGCCTCAAGAGCCTTTATCTCCACGTTAAGCGTTTCAGCCTCAAACTGTACATCGTCAATTAAAAAATCACCGCTCAACTTATCAACGTATCCAACAAACTGCATACCGTCAAACTTCAGCAATACCTGCAACGGTGTATCGGTTACGGCGCTAAACTTCAGCCTTGCAGCATCCCCCAGCCATTCGGTTACATCTATAACGGTGCTTATCGTCCCAGCCTTATTAAACGTCCATGTTCCCTGTTGATATACTGCACCATTCGCAACCCAGTTTACATCCGCAAACAGATTAAAGCCAAAAGCCATATTTACATCACACCTTCAGATAAGCGATTACACTTACTGTTGCTGTACCACTTACACTCACCTTTACAGCCATATTATCGGTATCAACCTCAACTTTTTCCCTATTCAGTTCCACAGCACTATACTCTTTGGCTAAAACCGTACAGCCATTAAATGCAGTGTTGTCTATAACCTCCATCCTTACCGTCCCACCTGACGATAGCGCTTCCACGTTAATATAGAGCACAGCATAACCGCTCGCATATCCACTTGGCAAAGCATATGTTGCAGTAGTATCGGTTAATCCAACACTCAAGGCAAGTGTTACCTGCTCCGATTTATGCTCTTGCAATTTGGCTTCAATCTCGTTAACTTTACTCACTAATTGTCCGAGCAGTCCGTCAAGCCCGTCAACGTTGCTACTAATAGTATTCAGCAGGCTTTTAATATCATTTGAATTGCTCACCAACGTCACTGTCCGTGTATCAATTGAGTTTATAGTATTTGCCAGACTTGTAACGGAATTTTTTATAGTCCCCACATCAGTCTTTACTATACTTACATCGCTTAACATGGTGGTAACCGCAGCTTTTATATTGTCCTGCACACTTTTAAGCTGTGAATCATAAACCAATGCCTCGCCATTGTCAGTCCCCCTTGCTGCCACAAACGAGCCATCAGCCTTCACTAATTGCGGTATAGGGTAATTGGCATCATCTTTGAGTAAAATAGGCATTTCTCCTTACCTCCTTTAAACTGCAACATCAATACAAAAATACGGAGCAAGAAAAACAGGCTTATATTCGCTTACTGGTCTTATCACCTTGCCCTGTGCTGTCCAGTATCCTCCTGCGTAAGTCTGGGATACATCTATAACTAGCCCCATATCGTCAATGTAGGCTGAGCGCATACTAACAAAATCTCCTGCCTTCAACCTTTGGGGCAACATAGCCCGAAACTGGTATAACTTTTTTGGTAAACGATAAAATTCATTAAATCGCCTGCTCACCGCCTCCGCCAGCGGTCTGCTCTGAATAAAAATACTGTCCACTTCATCGCTGCCGCTGTTGTCTATCATCATCTTAGTAAACTTTATCTCCTTGCTGTATAACTTTGCGCTGCCTTCAATGACGTTGTCTGTATTGTTGCGTATCCTAAACATCACGTCTCCATTATCCAGCCTTTCAACCTCAACCGTTACGTTGTCCTTCGTCTCCAGCATGACAAACTCATGATTAACAAGTTCCAGTGTTAGTGTTGTTTCTCCTTTTGGTAGTAGCGTGTAATCTACTGAACCATGTTCTGCCTGCTCTGCTAGATACATAGACGGATAATAAACAACCTTAAATGTTTGTGCCTCTATGTCCATGGCGTGGAGCTCTGCAGTGTTCTCATATGTGCTTAGCTCTACCTCTGCGTCTCCTCTTTGCAATGAGCCTATCTCCAAAACTCTATTGTTGCTCCTAAAAAACACATTACCTGCAACCGACAATTGCTTCAAAACATCAACAAGTGGCTTCTTGATATAACAATGATTTAAGATAATGCTAACCGTCGTCTTAAATGATGGACTTAACCCAAGCCTTGCTGCTATTCCTTGGATTATCTCTGACACGTTTATCCCCGTCATATAAGGAATATAAACTGGCGTATCTAAGGCTAGACTCAATTCGTCTTGTCCTCTTATTTTTGCTGTTACCTCCGTTCTTGGAGCGCTTATCTCGGTAACAATATACTCCACGCCATCCACAACCAGCTTTATCCCAGTCTTGATTTTGCCATAATAAGGACTATTGCTGTTGTCTGGTGAGTATGTTCCGTCCGTGTTATCAATCTGCACTTCTGCCTCCTGCACCACAATTGCACCTATTTCATTGGTCACGCCATGAGCTAGCTTTTCCTCAATCTTCACACTCAAAAACTCTGGAATCGCTTCAGTATTATCATCAAATATCAACTTAACCAAATCACATCACCTACTTCTGAATAAAAGGTATAGAAATATCCAACCAGACTAGCTCATTATTTTTAATCATATACAGTCCGTATTGCACGTTTCCTCTGTATGCAGTTATCGTTTTTTCTACACTACCAGCGTCAATATACGTCAACGTGAAAAACAACCCATTACCATCTATTAAATCAAGCATATTTTTAAGCGTGCTATCAGGAATATTCTTCCACTTTGCGTCTATTCGCACCTTTCTAGCAATCAAAGTAGCAAAGAGGTCTCCCGTTTCTGGAGACCTCCCTGCCTCATTCACCAAATTGTACCGTTGTATGCTCAACTCCGAAGGCGAAGGCAATATAGTTCCATTAACCTTAAGCACAGTCACAACCTGCACCACCTTTAAGCAAACTTGATACCCAGTTTCTTTGAGATGTCCGCCAAATCCTCAACAACGGCTCTTGCAACTTCACGGCCGTTTATGACCAATACTATCTCTTTGTTTCCATTATTCGCTCCGCTCGTTCGTGCAGTAGATATTGCTGCCAAAAGTGCTTCATATACAGCCTGTTTTATTACCTGCATAAGTGCGTTGTTGCCGGTAAGTGGCACAACCGCCTCGGGCCCCGCCTCCCCAATCATGGCCAGCGTGGGGGACGTTACGATACCGCCTTCCGCTAAATACGGAATATGGCCGATTGTTTGAAGGTTGAATCCCAATGTTTTCCCGCCTAAAAGCGGTACCCAGCTCGGGAAGGAAATTTTTATTTTGTTTAAGCCTCGAATCATACCGTTTATGGCGTCTATTGCACCATTGATGAATCGTATTATAGTGTTGCCGATGCCTTTCCATATACTCGATGCTTTAGAGCTTATGCTGTTCCATATTTCACCCAATTTTGCTTTTATCGAATTCCACGTCGATATTAGCCAATCCCATGCTCGCTTGACAGGATTAACAATGTTGTTGTAAACCCAATCCCAAACAGTTCTAGCTGTGTTTGCAATATCGTTCCACTTGCTAGATAGCCATCCAGTAATTGAATTCCAAACACTAACGAGCCAATTCCATGCATCCTGAATTGGTCTGATTATGTTGTCCTTAATCCAACCCCATACTGTTCTAGCTGTATTGACTATTTCATTCCACTTGCTAGACAACCATGATGTTATAGAATTCCATACCTGCACTAACCAATCCCAAGTATTCTTTATCGGGTTGATTATGTGTTGCTTGACCCACTCCCATGCTACTTTGGCGGTTGTAGCTATATCGTTCCACTTTTGCGAAAGCCATGTAGTAATAGAATTCCATGCTTGCAACAACCAGTCCCAAGCATTTTTAAGCGGGTTGATTATATGTTCTTTAACCCAATTCCATGCCGTCTTGGCCAGTTCGACTATTCTGTTCCAGCGCTCGCCAAGCCACGCAACCGCCTTATTCCATAGCTCTACCAACCAACTCCACGCATCTTGTATAGGCTTTACAATATGCTCTTTTACCCATCCCCAAACCGTTTTTGCTACAGTTACTATACCTTTCCAAACATCTCCTAGCCAGCTAACTATCGTGTTCCATGCATCTACTATCCAATCCCATGCCGTTTTTAGTGGGCTAATAATATATTCCTTAATCCATCCCCAAATAATCTTTGCGTTCTCTGCTACCCAGTTCCAAGCATTAACCAGCCATTGCCAAACAGTTGTCCCTTTTATCCAGTTAACAATACTGTTCCATGTGTTTTTTATCTCCCCCCACAACCATTGTAAAAATCCTTTTATTGTTGGTTGCTGCATTTCGAAATTAAACATCTCGCCAACATCGATTTTGGGTATCGAAACAGCTGGGGCAGTTAGTTCAGGCATTGCTGGCATCCCGGCTGCCAAATTCTCTGCGCTTGCTGCCGTACTGCTCATCACTTGATGTATTTCGTCAAAGGTTGCCAAGCCCCCCTTGGCCTTTTTAGCGGCTTTAGCTGTGTTCTTGCCAAGGTCATTAAGCCCTTTTCCTGCCTGTATGCTGGTATTCGACAACCCGCCAAGGCTCTTATCAAGCCCGCCTACAGACGCCTGTAATTGTGCATTTAGCCTTGCCATATTCGTCTTTTGGACGTGTTCTGCGTACTTGCTCCAAGCCCATACCAAGGGCCCCAAAATTAATGCAGCTACCCCTAAAATAGCCAACCTCAATGCGCCAAATGCCTGAATGAGTGCCGATACAGCCATTCGCATCTGCATAAATCTGGTTATTGCGACCGTTCCCATCACATCTGCTGTTATGAGCTGCGCTCTATAAATTGCCACCGCTTTCGACAATAAGCCAAATAATCCGCTTGTTACCGTCAAACTTCCATTCAATATGCCCACTAACTTGATGAAGGTATTGAAAATTGGTAAGACCACTTTAAACACAAACAGGGTAGTTAATACCCCTGTCAAGACAAATCGGATGCTCTCCCAGTATGTCCGGATTATTACCGCTGCACGTACAAATGCCTGCCATATGCGCTGCACCGTAGTAATTATCACATTTGCAACCGTCCCCACATTTTCACCAAACGCATACGTGATGGCATACCTCAAAGCATTCGCTGTATCTATTCCTCGCTGTCTTAACGTTGAAAAAACTTGATAAAAGGTAGTGGCCATATCCCTGAGCCGTTGCAACCAACCAGTCACACCCTTGAACAGCTCTACCGTGATTGAGCCTACCGTCATCCGCCATACGTCTTTGAGGGTGGAAGTTATCCCTGCCCATGTGTTCTCCATCCGCTGCATCATACCGCCGAATCGTTTATCCAGTCCCTCGACCAGCGCCTGTATAGCCTCACCAGCAGGAATAAATCCCTTAGAAGCCAGCTTCATCACTTCGGCTGTAGATTTGCCCATCGCCTCAGCGAGTATCTCCCACGCTGGTATGCCTGCCTCAGTTAGCTGGCGCATCTCCTCGCCTGTTACCTTGCCTTTTGCCCGCATCTGTCCAAGAGCTAGGATTATCCTGTCAATGCCTTCTGCGCCCAGTCCCAAGGCAGCTGTAGCATCCCCTACAGCTTGCAACATGGGTAATACATCATTTGCAGCAAAACCATAAGCCATCATGCGTCTAGAGGCTTCCAGCAGGTCAGGAAATTCAAACGGTGTCCTTGCTGCGAAATTCATCATTTCGCGCAAAAAAGCCTGCGCATCCTCGGCACTTTTTAGCATGGTTGTAAAACCTATTTGTGCCTGCTCCATCGTGCTGTTGAAATCTATTGCTTCACCTATAATCGACTTGAATCCCCGCTTGATAGCCTCGAAAAAGCCCATACCAAGCGCAAAAGAAAAGGCATTCCTAAAAATTTGCCCTATTACACTACCTCGTCTCTCGGCTTCTGCCTCTGCCCTGTCTAAATCTTTTTGATACGCCGACCAGTCTACACCCAATTTAACCAGCAGTTCACCAACCTGCACTTTATCACCACCTTTACGCACAAAAAAGAAGGAAATCGCAATTTGTTGTAGAACTTATCCATAAAAACACTTTAAAGGAGGTAATACTATGAAAATCGCAACCGGGATAATTTCCTTAATCATTGGCCTTATTGTGTTCCTCCAATCCTGCGCCGTAGGGATTGGTGGAGCTGTCCTTGCCGACGAAACTACCTCTCAAAGCGGGAGTGTGGGCTTATTTGTTGCTTTCCTGCTTTGGATTGCTGGTGCTTTCGCTTTTGCTCTGCCCAAGGTAGCGATGGTTATTTCAGCAATTGCTGGTATCTTTGCTTTGATGAATGGCGCAACAAGTGATTATGCAGATATGACAGTATGGGGGGGTTATTGCTTTCATATTGGCTATTCTAGAATTCTTTGCAGGTCGCAAACCCAAAAAATCCACTCAAACAACCCCACAGCAACCAACTCAAACCGACAACAAGCAAGCTTAATTACCATGGCCCTTTTAATCCTTTTGCTTTTGCCTCTTCAATTAAAGAGACCCACTCATCCTCTTCTTGGGATGGTTGGGTCTCTTTTAGTATCTTCTCCATCCTTTTTATCCACTTCTTGTTTATAAAATCTTCAGGGTTAGCCTGCTTTGGCTTACGTTTGCTAAACGCTGCTACAATACCAGCAGCAGCGTTTGTAATCACAGCAGCCAAGAAAGCCCATTTCCCGCGTATTTCAGCATATTCTTGTACCTCTTTTTGCCTCTTTAGCTCAACCAGTATTGCAGCCAATTCGGAAGGATACAATTCCCGCATTTCCTGTGGAGTCCAACCGAATTCCCTTGCCAATGTAACCACTACTTCTGGGGTAAGCCAATCTGAGCCATATTCAGCAACGGTTTTATCAACTTCTTCAGCCCCAAAAAATTTACGTCGATAAACGCTCCTATCAACTCTTCTATCTCGCTCATATAAGCATTTTTAATATCGTCTTTAGTTAACTCGGGGAACAACGCTTGGAGCTTCTTGTACAAAACCTCAAAATCCAAATCGCCAAGCTCCTTCCCTATGTCGATATTGGCTATTTTACCTTTACTGCTAGGGAACACATCAACGACAAGCTTCTCAAGCTCGCCTATCCTCTTTTCCTCAACTCGTATCTCTTTTCCAGCAAACTGTACAACCTTGTTCCTCATGTTACCCCTCCTAAACGCATTATTCCTATACCTTGCAAATAAATCTGCTCTTTAATAATTTGATTAGGTGCACCTTCAATAAACTCTGGAAGCACAGCGTATCCTTGCAAGCACTTTAAAGAAGTGCCTGCTCCGATAAACAGCTTAACAAAAATAGTCTTCCCTTTATTAGCAAAAAACTTTGTATCCCCGCAATAGCCTTCTGCGGTTGCGTACCATCCTGTTACAACATTCCCTTTCTCGACAGTGTTATTCGCAAAGCTATGGTAAAACGATTGCTGAACATCCGCTTCCCACAAAAATAAGACTCCCACCTGCTCCATATCATCCGGTTCTTTGTCAAAATTAAGCGGGGCAGTATGTAAGATATATACTGCCCCAATCCTTCCCGCTATAGCCATAACGCATTATACTCCTGTCCCAAGCGTTGCTGTCAAAGGCCCTGTACCAGAAAAGTCAACACTAAAAGACGCCTTATCATCAACCGGTGTCTCAATAGAAAGCGTTATATATGCTTCTCCTGTGAATTTTACGTTCTGATTGACTTGAAGCTCCAGTTTGACTTTCTGGCCATTCAACCATGCGTTTATCAGCGCTGCTTGTCCTGTGGTATCCTCGGGTTTGAAGTTTCCTTCAAAAGACCCGCTCCACTCTTTTATACCTTGCATCCTTTCTCTCCATCCATTAGAGTCAAAAGACGTGATGTCAATATCTTCCGCATCTGTATCCAAGCTCCAGCTTGCTATCTCCGCCACCTTTGTCGGGGTATCGCCAAGATAAACCCCACCGCCATATCCTACAATCGCCATAATCAACCAACCTCCTTTATGATTCTAAAATTGACAATAAAAATAGCCCTTCCATTCTCATCTCTTTCAAGAAGGAAAGGGCTTTGCCTCGCCTGAATGAGCAAATATCTTACGTTGTTTATGGCCTGTTCTGATACACCATGTAAAACCCGTACTGCCTGTTCAATCTTTTGCCTGCCCGCAGGATAACTCTTATTTCTGACTAAAACCTGTAGTCCAGGATATTCTAAGTTTGCGTCTGTCAAATCCTGTGGCTCCCCGGCATATTCAAACAATGCAATACAATTATCCGGTGAGGCAGGCAATTGCCCCTTGAATATATCCGTGCCAATTATGCCAACACCTTGCTGCTGCAGATACAAGGCAATATCATCTAGAAGCACATGTGCATCACCCTTTCTCTACCGCTCATTTTTTAATGCTCGTTTAACAGCATTTTTGATAAACCTCTCGTATCGTGCTTTATTTTCGTTGAATGGGTCTTCCAAATACTTTGCTTTACCCCCTTTCGGATGATTAAAATCCAGCCTCTCATGCTGCACTATCGCATAAGGTAAGTCATATCCAACCGTATGATAGAATTTAGTGCCCTCACGCTTAAGTGGGCTGACAGAACAGTTGCTTCTTAAGTCACCTGTATCGATTGGGGCCTGATTGGCACTCTTGCCTTGTAAGTCCGCAGCACATTTGTGTAGAGCACCTAGACCAGCACTGATTGCCAGCTTTTTCGCCTCATCTCCACGCCATTTCAAAACATATCCCTTAGCCATCACAAGGCCACCTCATAATAAACGATGTTGCCGTCAAGGTCTACAATTTCACTGACTGTGATTGCAATGTATTCCTTGTTATTGTAGACGATGCGGTCATCTGGGTTTACTGGTTCGATGCAATACATTGTCGCTTCTGAGACTACCTCATTCCCTTGTCTATCTCGCACAAGTTTGCGCTTCATTTCAAAGCGACAGGGGATAATCTTTTCGCTTGGTATTGGTTCACCGTATTCATTGTAACCTACTGTTGTTTTGAGTGTTGCAGTTTGATTTAAATATTCTTTAATCATCGTTAACACCACCTTAAACTATAGCAACAGCTCCAGCAAGATATGGTTTGAGCAATTCGTACGCTTCTCTGCTGAATAGTATCCCTGTTCTGCTTCTGTTTCTGTCGTATTCCTCGCTTACACTCCCAAAATCCACCCTGATAACTCCTTGCTCCTGCAACCTTGCACGTGTATTGTTGCCATATTTGAGCAATGCAAGAGCTTCCTCACATTGCGCTTGTTTTACCTCTTCAGGTACTTTTTCTTGCACGATATAAGCAAGAGCGTAATCAAAATTGAACTGGCGTTCACGAGGATATAAAGGCATCCCCACAGATGGCAAAGCTCTTGGAAACTGCAATATCTGATTCTCTGGGTCCGCTTTAATTCCCTTGAATTGCAGTCGTTCAATCCTTCTACACGCCGTTAAGAGCGCTTTTTCTTTCGTTGCTGTGTCTGCGTTGCCCCACTCGTCTGCGTAGAGTCGTCCTGCGAAGTACCCGTTTGCGTATTCGATGTCGACATAGCTGTTGATTCCGACTTGGATTGCCATTCCTCATGCACCACCTCAAAATCAGGAGAGCGAGAGAGCCTCTCTGCCAGCTCTCCCGCTACTTCCCATATTAAACCTGTTTGCTTGTTTTTAAGCCACATCAGTCATCATCCTTTCTTTAAGACTTGTTGGCAGTGATGACAACCAGCGCCTCTGGCCTGATTACCTTTGCGCCGTATAAGTGCAGTCCTTTGACCGCATCTGCAAACCTGCGCTCCGGCCTGTATGCTTCAACTTTGCTTATCTGTTCTGCATAGGTTATTGCCATCGGATGCCCACACATGATCTTGTATTTTGTTCCGGAAGTATTGGCGATGTTATTGCTGGTGTAAATCGTAAATCCAGCAGCCTCGCCAACCTCTCCCGTTCGTAATACTCTGTCAGCGCTTGCAGTGAACTTTACAAATCTGTCGTCTTTCAAAAGCAAACCATAAAACCATGGTGGTACAACAGCCCAACGGTTCGTCCTGGGTATGTTAGCTTCGTCCAGTTTAATGCTCGCATCAACGAGCAACTCGTAAGCAGTTGTTGCGGTTGGCACAACCGGAGTGGTATCATCGCCAATTGCGCTGCCAGCATATACATACTGACTGGCCAAATACTGGTCTGCTTTATCTGCCAGCGCATATGCAGCCTCTTGCATAGCTGCATCCATCAACTTTGGATTAGCCTGCGCAGCATCTACATCATCAATCAGGAAATTGAAATATTTTGCCTGGTCAATTACCAGCGTCCTCTGCGCATCGCTTAAGGTTTCTGGCGGATTAATATCCGTGTTCTTAGTGTAGTCAGCAACCGTAATTGGACCTATGCTGTTTATTTTGACAGTGTCGCCACAGTTTCTGATTTCACCCTCATAATCGGTGTTCACAACATTCTTAAACACAAGATTTTTCCTCAAATTCTCCAGGAGCCTTGCACTCCAAATCTGCGGAATGAAATTGGTTATAGCCATCTAAATCAACCTCCTTAGTAGTGTTGTTATTTGATTAAGCCTTGTTTTAAAGCTTCTGAGATAATGTCCCAGTTTTTGTTTATCTCCTCTGGACTCATTCTTGCAATTTCTTCTTTTGTAAAAGTTCTTACCTGCTTGTTTCCCCCTGCAGGGTTTGTCGGTGCACCTACTTTTGTATTAGCTTGCAAGCCTAGCAATTTCTTAAGCTCTTCTGCGTCTTGCCTGATTTCCTCTTCTGTCTCACCAAAGATGCGGTCGGCTAAGCTTAATGGTAAGCCCATCTCGGTTAAAACTTTTTGCTTCGTCATGCTGATTCTGAGCTCAGCCAATTCTCTTTCTTTTTCCAGTTTTTCTCTTTCCAACTCGGTAAGACGCATTTGCATCTTTTCTTGCTCGCTCATTTGCGCCTCTTTAATCTTTCGCAGTTCCTCAGCAGCTTTTTTGAGCTCCTCATAGTCTTTGTATTTTTCACGTTCTCTTTTGAGACGTTCTGCTAAGATACGCTCAAGCTCTTCTTGTGTGAATGTCTTCTGTTGCTGCTGAGTATCATTGCCCGCTGGTTGAGTATTATTGTTATCCTGCCCAGCGTCAACAGGATTGCCTTGTGTTGTCTTATTCATATCATCAGTCATAATTATTACCTCCCTTTCTTTTCCCGCTGATTAACCGCTCAGCGTAAAGCGTAAGATTTTATGCAAAAATAAAAGCACTCTTTGTTGAGTGCCTACTCGCTTTGTTTTGGTTTCATACCTGCAAGTTTAACTAATCCTTCAGGTGGTTCTCTTTCTAAAATCTCTTTGTATAGAGCTACAAGCCGCCTTGCAGCCTTCCTTACCAGCTCTCTTGGAGCTTTTACCTGATAAATTCTAATAGCAGCTGCTACAATACCGTTTGCGTTCAACGTCCCATCTGGCTCCCGCACAGGCAATTTGCACTGTTCTTTTGAAGTCGGTGGGCCATCATGAAGGTGTATCAAACAAGCCCTGTGCCATTGCTCAAGGTCATAGTCGGACTCCTTTATGTCCCCCCAAGGCTTGTTGCTGACTTTCTCTGCCATTTGATGCTCACTCCCTTATAAGAAGGCATAAAAATACCACCTCAACCTTGCTTGGCTGGGTGGTTTAATGAAATATCACCTTAATTCTTGTAGCTAATTCCCTGATTGGTATCCCATCAATTTTAAACTCATTCAAGAATTCTTCAATTGTGTCGTATTCTTTTTCGGTTTCTGGTTTGTTGTACTCGCAAATGTAAATTTTGTCGTAATACAAAAGTGAATAGTCTTTATCATTATACTCAAACTCGATCTCTCCAACAGCTTTCAAGTCGTCAATAAACTCTTGTAGAGAAGAATAAGTATCATACATATTTCTCATCACTCCAAATATCTCTAATTTTTTCTTTTTCTGTTTCCGTTAACTGCCTAAACTTTCGTTGTCTTTCACCATTTAACCAATCGTGTGCATGAGGGACAATTGGATGAGCCTTCGGGTGCCCATGGTCTGTTAAATCAATATCTACTTTTGCATTTCCTTTGGCATCATAAAATCTTCTGCTAATGGCCTTTTTAAGTTTAGGATGTAATGCATCTATCACAGCATTACTAAAAGCCTTAACTGGTAATTTATTTCCTACAATAGTAATTATACCACTTTCCTCATCAATTTTCACTATGTTGTTTATGTTAAAGTTTGCAAGGTATTTATCCAACCCATTCAAATAATGTTTATCGATATTGTTTATCTTGTCACCTACTTTTTCATAGCTCTTTTTCAACTTTTCAGCAGCTTTTAGCCTTTCTATCAATGGAGCTTGCTCATTGTAAAGCACTTCCCTTGCTCTTCGCCTGATAGTCTGTATTGTTACCTTGTCCCGCATCTCTTTGTACGCCTGCTTTTCCTTCTCGCTTCTCGGGTCCTCGGTCAACGATGTATTGCTGTATTTTTGCGTTTCATCAGCATCAGGATCTAGCTCACGTACATAGGGGACAAGCACGTGGCGGCAGTTGGGATGTTTAGGGATTCTTACCAAGTCACCATCGTATTTGGGATACCGCTTATCCTTACCACTTAAGCTGAATACCTTCCCTTGTAACGGTGCACACAATTCACAGGTAGGATAATGCTTTGTGATTTGTACCAGGTCGATATCAAACTCTTTGCAAGCATTTATTGTTGCCGCCGTTGCAATTTCCCTTGTCGTTGTTCTTGCCACCATTTCAGCATAGCTGTCTAATCGCCATTCTCTACCCAACCTGTCTTTGAAGCCAGTCAATCCTTTGCTCAATAGCTTTTGCTCAAGATTTTTAGCCATCTCCTGCCACGTCTGGCCCACCGTGAACTTTTCCGCCTCCGCCTCCAGCGCTGCCCGTCTGTAGTAGTCGTTGATTCGGCGTCCTGCATAATTCGTGGCACTACGTAAATTATCGAACATATTTTGAGCTATAACGTCGATGGCTCTCTGGTGTATCTGCGCAAAGCTCGGGTTTATGTCCCTTTGCATCCCTATTTTGTTGATATACGCTAACACCTGTGTATAATTCTGTTGATAAATCTTCGGTATATTTTCTTGGATCCATTGCGCAGCATCTCTGTCCAGCTGGTTTAAAATCTCCATTATCTGCTTTAAATGCTGCTTATAATACCAAGTTGTTCTTGCTTTTTTAGCTTCTTTCTGCAGCAATACTTTCAGCACATTCAAAAAGCCCTGCCGATACAACTCGACAAGGCTTTGTATAAGCTTTTCATCATCAAAATTGTTAGGCATTATTTATCACTCGCTTTGTTGTGGTTGCTGCTGATTGTTTAAGTTCACTGTGAAGAGTGCCGGTGTCTCTTGAGCTACCTCAACTGCGATTTTAGCAAGCTCTTGCCTCAATGTTTCGGCGTCAAACTCGAACAATCTCTTAAGCGCTGTCTCTCTGCTTATAAGGCCATTTTGGACAAGCGACGAATATATTTCTGCCTGTTCTTTTTCGTCCTGTGGCAACCCATCATTCCAAGCAATGTTTATTGTGCTAAGTTCAATTCCACGTCCAAATTTAGCTTCAAGCTGGCTTGCTAACTGCAACACTTTCTTTATGGCAGGGTCAAAACGCATCCTAATCCTGTTTACTTTCGCAAGTGGCGTCATCATCAGCCTACGCAATGCCGTACCGCTTTCAGCGAGCCCCGACTTAAGTTGACCAAATGCTGCTGCCGATGTCTCACCGAGTGTATAAAGCTGCTCCATCAGTAAGTCAATCTCTCTATAAGCTGCTTCCAGTTGTCCATCCCATGTGATGTATTTTGGTTCAGGATCGCCTTGCTCAACCGGGAAGTATTTCCCGCCACCTTTTACCACGTATTCGCCATACTCATTCTGCTCTAAAGCCCAAGCCGGCCCTGCCATGTTAGGGTCAGCGTGCTTGTCAAGTATTCGGCTTATCTGTGCTACCCTTATCTCCAGCTCCTGGATGATACTGTCCAAATCTGAATAATCATCCTGGCCATATACCCTGTCACTGGTAAGGATGTTGTGTACAGGTACCACAAGGAAATCATCTATGCCCGTGGCCTGTTCTGGCTGTAAATCGTCATAAAAACTCGTAACATCCAGTTCTTGCTTGATCACACCATCTTTCAACTCAAAAAGCTTATTCGTGATTTTACCTTTCTCATGTATCTCAAGCCGCAAATAAGTGGTCTTCTTGTCTTTGTTCAGCAACGTCGGTGTCGGCACTTCAAATGTCCAAGCAATTACATGAGCTCGCACATCCTTGATGTTGTCTGGGCTAACAACAGGAAACCACAAAGCTGGTGGTATTGCCTCAATGATAGCTCTGCCGTCATAACGCAGCTTGAATATGCCTGTGCCGTATCTTGAAATGTCCAAGACCACCTCATATGCGACATTGAAAAAGTCATTGTTCTCAATGATAGCTTCAAGTTGCTGTTGCTCTTTTGAATTAGGCTCCCCTGCTGTTATCCTTGGCCTCTCACCTAAAAGCAGGTCAGCCCATAACGTACTTAACCGTTTGTGCCAATTGAGTATGATTTCTAATGTTGCTTTTTTGTCGTCCCTCAACAAACGCACCCAATCCTTAAATACTAGTTCATGCCGCCCTTCAAACAGCTTCCTGTTTGCATCGTAACGTTGTAAGCGTTCAAGCTCACCCTCTGGTGGCCATTTTGTGCCTACGCCTATTTGCTCTATGTTAGTCAGCACTTTTACCACCCTTTCGGTTTGTCTATAACGTACCGTATAGCCTGTCTTGCTAGCGGATATTCACTATGCAGCGCATACCTCAAAGCATCCATGCAATGGTCTGCTATTTTAAGCGGTTTATCTTGCCCGTTTTGCTGCGCCTTTGTATCCCATGCATAGCTGTAAAACTCTCTTATTGTGTTTTTACACCTAGCATGAATAAAAAGCTTGTTTTGACTCAAAAACTTACTCACCGTTGCTATGCCATCAAGCACACTGTTGTTTGCTTCACGCACATTATAAAATCCATCTGCTTTAAGTTGTTGTATAAGAGCCTGTGCTGATGGGTCGATGTATATGCGATGTGGTTTTATATCGCCCAGCCACTCTTTAAAGTCCTTGCTGTATTTGTCAACCGTCTTTGTCTGCTCTCTGCCTTCGTGGTAGTATTCTTTGACTATATAAGCTGTCCCATTGCTTACGCCGATTAACAAGAACACCGTCGGGTTTTGCATACCAAAGTCAACGCCGACGATGTACTTGTCAAAGCTGTCTGGCAACTCATCAACAACATGCTTCTTTTCGTCAAACATGTCATAGATGATTCCCTCAGCTGCTACCCACTCGCCCAGAATAAACCGCTTGTAGAAAAGCCCCGTGTAGGTTTTCTTTATAAACTCAATATACTCTGCTGGCAAAAACGGATTATCTTCAAGCAAAAATTTCATAACAAAATAGCTCTTTTCATCAGCTTTCTGGATGTAGGCTGTATAAAGCCAGTGATAAGGACTATCTGGGTTGGTCGTTGCAAAAATTTTCGCACCTTCCACACTGCAACGTGCCAACAGCTGTTCAAATACGCTTCTCGGGTATGTTGTAACCTCATCGCATAAAGCACCTGCAAGTGTTAAACCTCGAATTCTCGTTTCAGCTTTCTCATCATTAGCTCCCAAAACAAAAATTTTGTGCCCTAAAAACTCTATTTCGTCTCTGGTAATTGTGTATGTGAACGCATCTTCACCCAAATACTGTTCGATGACCGGAATAACATTTCGCCTTACCGTGTCCCTTGTCTTGCCGACGATAGCAAAGTGTTGTTTAGTCCTAAATGAAATAACATGCAACAAAAATGCTATCGTCGTAGCAATCGTCTTGCCTGTTCTAACACTACCTTCCGCAATGTTAAGTTTGCTCTTCGCTTGTTTGATGAATGTCCTCTGCTTGTGGCTGAACATTACCATCGCTTAATGCCCTCACTATCTCTTGTAGTCTCTCTACAATCTCATTCGCCTGTTCTTGTTGTTTCTCGTCCAAACCTAAAGCTTTTCGTTGCCCTTTCTGAGCCATCCTTAGCACATTGGCAGCTTTCTCTAGAGCATAGGGATTGAGCTTACTAGATTTCTCGCTATAAAAATGGCGGTGATAGTCTTCCACCGCCTCAAGGATTATGTTGAGAAATTTACCCCAGGCTTCAAGGTGCTTTGTGTTCCAATCGATTTCCTGCTTGATTTGTCTCTCAATAGCACCCTCAATGATTTTACTTCGTTTTTCCTTCTCTCTGACTTCTTTTTCTTCAATCCACCCCTTTGTCCGCTTAAAAAAGTAGCTCGATTTATAGTTTAAGCCTTCTCGCTCGGCAAACTCACGAAGGCTTTTATAATTCCCAAGCAAGAATTTTTGTCGTAGTGCCTCCCAGTCGTACCGTGCCATCACCTCCCACCTCGCTTTCATATCTAAAGGAGCTCATATAGAAAATCGGCTGCCTTCACACAATACCTTTCTCCCGGCTGCACAGATTTACGTCTTGAATCCACTTTTCAAAACTGTCTAAAGTATTTAAAAACTCTTTTTCCTCTTCCGTTAATTTTTCTTTATTCAATAATGAAATCCCTATTTCAAAACATTTCTTTATAAACATTCCAATATCCATATCGTTCCCTCCAATTAAAAAGCTATCTTCAACAAGTAGCTTTATGTTCCAACATTATCGTTATAATTTTTAATCGTTATAATTTTTAATAAAAAATT